TAAGAAATAATATGATCCTCTTCCCATTCAATTTCAAAATTATTTCCTTCTATATCAGGTGGGAGATCTGGATCAATAATAAACTTATGATTCTTGTAGATAACTTCTTTTTCAACAACAACATCGTCATACCGCTTGGAAATAAAATCTCCTGGGTAGCGGGGAAATGAAAGAAGAATTACTTTTCCATAGTCTGGAAAACGTGAATCAACTGACGCCTTGAATGCTTTATAAATTGCATCACCAGTCTTTGCATTCTCATTGCCACTTGCTGAGTCCTGAGCAAAGCCAGAGATCTCGTCAAGGATGGCAAGGATAAGATTTAGACCCTCGTGTGATTCACGCTCTGAGTGGCCTGAATATACTGTTATGGCCTTATCAAACTCTACACTATCTGCTTTTGGATCGTACTTTCCAGCAAACCAAGGACAACGCTCAATCTTATTCTTGAACCCTTTAAAGAATACATTTCTAGCCTGCTGTGCGTTAATAGCAATATTGATAATGTCAATAGCATCGCCAGGAGGCTTGCCAAAGTATCTCGCAGGATCTTTTAGACACATTAGTTTATAAACTAAATAAGCGCAACCAATAGTTGATGTGTGATCCTTGCCACTGCCCTTGCCACATTGAAGAATTACTTCACCCTTAGTATATTTCTTGTAATGTGCCCTTCCTTCTTTTTCACCCATAAATCTAATTAGATCTTCTTCTTTGTAGATCTGACTCATTGCTTCTACAAGATCTCTTTGAATTTGAGAAAGTTCTGGTTGATTCAAAAAATCTTCTGAATGTAAAAATGTTTCTAGATCTACTGGAGTTTCTTCAAATGGAGAATCATCTAATGCCTCCATAAAAGAACTAAAATCAATTGTCAATTGTAATCACTTCTTCGTTACCTGCCGCTGCTGCAAGACGACGAGCAACTTCATTCTTGCATCGTGGGCAGTCAGCGGAAACATCTCTAAGAATATTAATTAAAACTTCTTGCTTTCTTTCTTGTTCAAGGAGTTCTTCTGCTAATTCTTTATTCTCAAGAAGGCCAGCCTTTTGAAGCATGTCGATACGACGAGTTTCAATGTCAAGCACTAACTTAATTGCAGTTGTCTTTGCACCAAGATTTGAGGTTGTATTAGCATCCTCAATTACTTCATATGTTTGTTTAATAAGATAGTTATAGTGCTGATCAGCAGAAGCCAAAGCCTCTCTAGCACGACTTCTTACCGCTTCGCTATTGGAAGCCATCTGCTTCCATTCCCTAAGCATGGAAGAAACTCTTGCACGAGGAATATCAAGATCTTTAGAAATTTCTGTTTCGTTTTTACCCTTGATATATTCTGCTGCTACTGCATTCACTTGTTCAAGATGAAGCATTAAATCTGTCATTGTTCTCCCTAAAGGGACAATTATAGCAGTGGTGGGATAGGAATGTTGCCACCATTTTGAAATGTGTTCCTATCCCACCAACCACTACTTACATGGATACAAGTTGTACCATTTTTTAAATTTATTATAAGTTGCTTTAGATGTGTAGCGTGCCTTAAAGCGACCAGCACCATCAATATCCCAAGGGTAGAAGGTTTTTCCACCTTGAGAAATCTTGTATGCAACGCTTGCATTATAACTACGAGTTAGCAACTTCTTGCTATTCCACCATGCTTGCTTATGCCAAGCAGCATAGTTAAATTGAAACATTCCGTAATCATGAGTTGAAGAAACGCTATCTGCCTTTCCACCACTCTCACGCATTACGATGGCCCAAGAAATTCTTAAGCCCTTGCCACGGAATCCAGACTCGCGTAATACCTTAACGAGCCAGTTCTTACATTGTTTTGGCTTATTAGAAGCCTGTAATACGACAGGCTTATAAATAGCCTCCGTCGCAATAGGTGCATTTGACTTAGCATACACCTGTTCAGTTGGAGCAGCACTAGCATATCCTGTCAACATCGACATTATCAATAGGCTAGCCATAATCCCTCCTACCAGTTCTTTTTTCGTCATTTGTTCCTCCTTGCGGCGGCAACATTATTCTAGGATAACATCTTTCTATTGATAGATGCCTAATATCTTGTATATTTGTGATTCATCTCACATTAACTTGCTTTATGCTTTCTGTTAAATGTACGTTCTCTATGACAGTTAGCGCATACAATTTCACACTTTTCCATCTCTTTAAATATATCTTCAACAGAATAATAATCAAGCATTGACGCTATGTTTGCCACCTTTGTTCCGCTAACGTGGTCAAAGTCAAGTATATAGTAAGGGTAAGACACTTTGCAATCTATACAGCCACTTTTTTCTTTTATGTCTGCAATCATTTTTTGCAGTTCCCTTTTTCTTTTTGCTGTTCTTTTTTGGGGTTTTTCTTTTTTATTTCTATTTAAATCATAAAGTGGTTGTACTACAAATCTATTTGTGTCTTTAGGCACAAACTATATTATACCGTTTTCTTTTTTCTAGTCCTAGGTAATGGCTTAATCCTATTCGGTCTAAAAGACCTCCAAGCACACATTACTCCAGAACGAATTTCAAAGCAGTCAATCCATTCAATTGCATTATCAGTTCTGACAACATGCTGAAGAAATTTAAACTTCCCCCCGTGCTCTCCATCAATTTTAATGGTTTCATCTTTAACTATTGTCCTGCCATCAGGCATTGTATAAAAATTATTTACCACATAAAGATGTGCGTTTGGACTAACTGTTGCTTTTCTGCGAGCCATAGTTCCCCTGCAATCTGCTAATCTCGTCATTGATATAAAAAACTGCCTTCTTCAAATCCTCAATATGCTTATCTTCATTCTTAAGACCAGCACGCCAAAGATATTTGATGGCATTGCCTATATTATAGTTCCTATGACGAACAATGTCAATACACTCTACTCCACTAGGATCGCTCGTATAGTGTGATGGATGATTTACCATATCATTCATTTTCTTAATCCAAACTTTTTTAGTTGACGGTAAATAATTTGTAAACTTACATTACATTCCTTTGCAATTTCTTCTGGAGTTTTCTTGTCAACAAGAATTCTTTTTCTTAAGAATGCTTCAGAATGATGAAGTGTGCTTCCTCTAGGCATTGTTACTTCCCACTACCTTAGTCCAATTTTCCATAGAGTATACTCCAATACCTATTGCATCTGCAATATCATTATCAGAGTTTGCTATGTTAAATCTTTCATTCATTGTTGCGATAGTTCTATTTTTTCTTATTTCACGTTCTCTTGTTTTATACCAAGAATTACTTTTGCCTGGTGTTGTATTTTTAATCTCATCTTTTTCTTGTTGATTAAGCAATCTTGTGCCAACATAATTTTGCCAAGCAACGGGACTTACTGCGTATACCGCTTTTACTCCAGCCATGCTTGCAGCAGCCAACAAAGCACCCTGACATTTTGCAAGTTGTGCAGCAGTCTTAGGTGAATTTGCAAAAATTGTGTCTTCAATGACAATTACCTCTACTGGAAATGAATTAAAGAAGGCAACGGTTTTGTGTGAAGTATCAGCAATCTTTTCATAAACATTATTTCCTTGATACTTTATTTTTCCCCAGTGAAGTAAATTACCATCAACAAAATAGGCAAATGCTAAACTGTTAGTGCTTGCATCAATAGCACAAAATGAAGTGGGAAGATCAAGATTTCTTAATCTACCTATTTTGCTCATAATCAAATAATCCTTTAAGTTCTTTAAGCATTTTATCTACCTGCTTTTTATTTATAGCACAAGAATCACAGAAATCATTTTCATTATAAATACTTATAACAGTATCGCATCCACCGCTACACTTTTTCTTTTTCTTTGAAAGTTTTTCTCTACGATTTCTTTTATATCTCTCATTGATCTTATCTTTTGTGGAAAGTTCGCGGCATTCCTTAGAACAATAAATTTGATATTGAACCTTTGGAATAAATTCTAAGGAACACCACTCACAAAACTTCATTCAAGATACTCCAACGGATCAATCTTGATAGTTCCCTTGTCTGCATTCAAGCAAGCATTTTTTACTGGGCAGCCACCACAAACCTTTGAATTTGATCGGTATGTCTTTTTGGGAATTTCTCCACTTTCCCATTGTGCTCTAACCTTCCTCATCCAATCAAAGGCATAATCTGCCCAAGTTATTAGTTCTGGTGTAGGCTCAATAGTAATAGCATGAAGTTCATGACTATTCTTATTTTCATAAAGAAGAACACCTAATTTCTTACCAAGAACCTTCATGTAAATTACTAACTGCATAACGTGATATGACGGTGGCTTGGCATACTTGCGATAAGCAAATGATTCTTCACGCATTGTTTTAATTTCTACAACAGGCTGATCTTCTCCCCATTGAACAATGGCATCAGCAAATCCAAAGATGGGTGGATCTTGAGCAGCGATCCTCTTCTCCTTTTCCACCATGATACCTGCGTTTTCAATGGCGGTCTGAATACGCTCGTGAGCCTGTGTACCGCTTCCCATATTTGCTACGGCATATGGATCTGCGTCATCTACAAATTCTGCACCAGAGAAGGCAAGGAACCAATAACGAGCAC